TAGATCCCGATACAGCCATATTTTACTCCTTAATAGTTCTTAAGAAATTCTGCTATGCAAGTATACGAATTACCAGAGTCAGCTGCTGCCGCCACAACGAAGTTTACGTCGTTTTGGTTAGAGTTAGAACTAGTGTTTGCTGGTATACCACCAAACTCTCTAAAATCCCAATAGCCAGAATCAATTAAAGTTATGATTGGAATATCTCCATCTGAATCTTCATAATCTAAACGAGCAAAAGCGTCGCCGCCATCGCCGTTCGCACACGACCACCATATTCTTTGTAGAGATAAAGTGCTAACAGAATTACCATGTTCATCAGCTGCAAGAGCTGATACATCACCAAATACAGTTGTGCCACCTGTTCCATCAGATTGTACAACTATTTTAATTGTAACTCGTTTGTCGTTTTGTTGTAGGATTGTTGGTCCCGTTACTGTGTCTGCCATGTTCCCTCCTTAATCAAGAACGTGTGGGCCCGAAGGCCCACATTAGTTATTATTGGTCTGCGAATGCAGGTGCATCTGCACCTTCTTGGTAACCCCAAATATAGTAATTAGTACTATCTTTAGCCACTATGTTAATCTCAAACACACCGAAGTCTGTAAGAGTTAACTTTGAGTTAGAGTTTCCATCAGAGTAAACAGATGCGTTATCTGCATTAGAATCTAAGTGTACGATACCACCTAGGAAGAAATTACTGTTTCCAGGTGTTACGATAATTAGGTTTTCTGCTTCCTCTGCAGCGCCGCCATAGATTAGTTTATAAGTTTGACCAGCGACTGGTGCTGGTAAAGTTATTGTTCTATTAGCTGATAGTGCAGGAACTACAAGTGTTCTACCGCTGTGTGTTGCGGCATCAAGAGTTTTATCTTCATCGCCTAATGCTGTAGGTGCATCACCCATAGTTATAATTTCAGTAATCACTCCTGTAGAGGAATTCTTACTAACAGTTTTAACTGTGCTTTCAGATCTCAACGGACCTGAAAAAGTTGAACTAGCCATATGTGTCTCCGTTTCTGTTAACGCAGTCCGAGACTTTGTCTACTGCACGAGTCCACGTTAACTGTTTTAAAAATGTGCAGTGCTTACAATATACGCTTTTAGATAGGGGTTTGCAAATAAAAAGGGCGGCCGAAGCCGCCCTCTTAAAGTGTTCTTTGCTTAAGAATTAAGCACCAGGTGAACCAAAAATACCACGCCAGTCAGAGAAGCCGAAGCTATATCTTTCCCTAGCTTTGTATTTAACGTTACCAGTTTCAAAGTCACCTTCCATGGACGTAGCCACAGGAGCTCTTTGAAAGTGTTTCATGCCGTTAGGTACATCCGTCTTAATGAAGAATGCATCTGTATCAGTTAAGTAGTTGTTAACTGTGTAACCTTCAGGCATCATTCCCATGCTTCTTACTGCATTGATGTCGTTATCCGCAGTAGCTGTTCTGTTTCCAGACGCTAGTAGTCTTTCAGCTGTAAATTGTAGAGCTGAAGGGATAATCAACTTTCTTGGTTTTGCAGCAACTTTTAGACCTCTGTCATCTAGGAAAGCGTGAATGTCGATAATCGCTTGTTCCAAAGATGTCTCGTTAAGGTCTGCAGCAGTGGTTAGCTCGTTCTTTTGGTTTCCAGCAGTAGTAGGGTGGTCAGTAGCAAAAAGCTCCTTACCATCGCCACCTGTGAAGCTTGAATCAAAGCCGTTGTTCAAGACGTTCGCAGCTTTTACTTGTTTGGTGTGCGCCATAGAACGTGCTAGAGCTTTCGTGTAACGAGTACTAATTTTGTCGTAAAGGTTGTCCTCTACAGCTTCTTCAGTAATCTGGAAAGCCAAAGCTACAGTTTCATGAGAGTAACGCGCTGTGAAAGACTCACGTGAGTTGTCAAAGTTAACACCTGTTCCTTCAGGCTTAACTGAGGCAGCTCCGAAACCAGATAACATTACTTCTTCTTCAAAAGCTCTGTCAGAAGTCTCTGTGTCGTAAATCTCAGCATGTTGGTTCTCGTATTGTGCGTACTCTAGTCCGAATAGTGCATTCAAACCAGGTTCCAACTCTTTCGCAAGTTGTGATCTATTAATAGCCATAGTTTAAATCCTCCTATACGCCAGTTGTTAGTTTATACACATGCTCGCCAGTGTTAAACACTACATACGCGTTAGCGTTTGCAGCTGATGTATCACTGTTCTCAGGATCTTTTGAAATCCCGATCTGCTTAAAACCACCTGATGTACCAGAAGTAGAAGTATCAATCTCAGAGCTTGATAGACCGCTAGTAGTGCTTCCACTAGTGCCAACGAAGTCAAATCCTGAATGATTCATAGCTGCTGTTCCAGTTTCATCATGTTGTGCTTCAAACACGATATGTGGATCTGCATAGACATATGCAACGATATCAGAAGCGTTAGTGCTTGCTGGATAAAACGCTGAGTATGTCGGCTTACTTGATGTCGGATCAGTATAGAAACAACCTCCGAAAACACCTAATTGCTGAGTGTCTCCAGCTGCTGCTTGCTCTATGCCGCCCGCTGCCACTGCCTCTACCACTTGTCCAGTGAAGATGGAAGTGCCGTGATTGGCTGCAATTGCATACTCTTCAGTACGAATCTCGCCGCCAGTCAAATGCCTTGTAGGTCTGAACCCAAAGGCTGCGTCTTTGTTTGCCATAATTATAGTCCTCCTTAGACTAATAAATTACAAATTATTAATCCAAAAATTTCGGCGAATGTTGTTAGGTGTGAAATCTAATTTGACTTCTTTGCACCGCCAAAAGTTACTCTCGACTGCCTATTTGGATTATCGATAGGCATACTAGGGTGCTGCTCCCTTAGAAGATCATTATCAACAGCCTCCTGTTGATCTCTTGTTTGTTGAGAGAAATATGCATTTCGTTCTTCAACAATTTCTTCAGGTATCTTGGCTAGCAGTAATCCACCTACAGAAACGACGCCTTTCATTGTTCCATCTTCAACAGTAGGGGCTTCAAAGTCTCCAAGTTCTTCCAGTCTTACTGGTTCGTATCCTTCTCTCATTCGAGCAGATACGTTCTTCTTGTCGTCTTGGCCCATAACTTCAGCACGAATCCAACGATATTTAAATCCGGCTGGTGGAGATGGCGCGTCTAACCGAGATGGTGGTCGCCATGGCTGCCTTCTGGCAGTTTTATCTCTAGTTTGAGATGAGCGTGAGGTTCTTGTTTTCTTTTCCATAATTTGCTACTCCTTCACGTATTTAGCATATTCTTCTAAAGGCACACCTAGTTTTTTAGCGATTGCAACCTGTGATGGTGTGAGTCTCACAGTTCGTTTTCCTTTGGTCTTTGAAGTAGACTTTACAGCAGGTGCAACCGTTTGGTCAACCACTTTTTTGCTTTTTTCTCCTTCAAACTTTGTTGGAAACTGTTCTTGTATCTGACGGTCAATCTCTTCGTAGTATTCGTCAGATCGTGGATCATATCCTTGTTGTTCAACCAGCTTACGATGAATGGCAAAAGCCGTGTATGTCATTGCCTCGTCTTTACCAAACCACTCGTTTTTTTCTGCCCACTGTTGTGCTTTTGGGTCAGGTGGTGGCGGTGCTTGTTGTTCTACAACAGGTTGAGCCGTCTCTTCCTTTTGTTGTTTAAACTTTGCTGCTTGCGCTTCTAATTGCTCTTTTTGAATCTTTGCTCTTTCAGCATCAAGTGATGCTCGTGCAAGAATACTTTGTGCATCTGCTTGCGCGTTGACATCTCCTTCTTCAATAGCTTTTCTAAGTCTTAATTTAGCTTCTTCAACTTGTGATGTCGAAGCCGTTTCCATAGTTGATGCATAGTTTTGATTTACAGATTGTAACTGTGTTTCAAGTTCTGACTGCTTATTTTTTAAACCCTCTGCGTATTTTACAGCCGCATCTTCTCTGCGCTCTGCTTCACGAAGTTTACCAACAAGCTTAGCGATTCTTTTATTAACCTTTTCACTATACTCGTCGTGCTCACCTTTGTCCGTTGACGGTTTTTCTTCTTCCGTTTTTTCTGGTTCAGGTGCAGCTTGTTGTTCTTCAACAACTTCTTGTTCTTCTTCAACAGGTGTTACTTTGGATTCTTTTAATTCAACATCAACGGACTCTCCGCTGGTGTCAATAGGTACGAGTTTATCGTCCTGTATTTGTTCTTTTTGTGCCTCGGGCATGGTTCTTGATCTCCATGGTTATTTATTTGCAAGACCAACTACATATGTAAAATATCAGTCGGGTCTTGTATTATAGCAAGTATTTCATCATCATTCAAGAGCCTTAATTCACCACCATCAATTTTTAATCTTGACCCAGCGTAACGTGCAAAGATAACCCAGTCACCTTTTTTGCACCATGGACCCTCTGGAAACTTATTAACATCGCCATACGCATCAGGGCCAGTGGATAACACATAACCGCAAACGGTTGCAAGTTGCTCTCTTTCACGTGTCTGATCTGCTAAAATAATGCCACCTTTACTCTTTTCTGCACCCATATATGGTAAAATAAGTATGCGCCAACCAGTGGGTTTGGGTAGTTTTTCAGCCACAGAAGTGTCAATATTGTCAGGATCTATATATTTTGACTCTCTTTCACCATAAATATCCTCGACTTCTTTTTGTTTTTGCTCTATTTCAGCCGCAGTTTTGCCTTTTTCTGCGATTTTTGCCTTTTCTTTGCGTCTAGCCTTCGCCATGTGCTCTGGAAGTATTAAATCACTCATTTTTTTCTCCTTTGTCGAGTATTTGTTTAATTTCGTCTTCAACTTCTATCAAAGTTCGGTATTTTCCAATCATAAAATTGTAATCATGACGCTCAGTAGTGCTACCTTGCATCACAAATTCAGTCGTTTGTTCTTTTTTATCACGAATAAGACGTAAAATTTTATCGCCTAACCAAAGTCCGTCCATTTTTCAGTCTAACCTTTCTTTTTTTCTTGCGTTTGTAGCTTGGTTTGCCACCTTTACCTATGCCAACGGTCTTTCCACCTTTGACTCCTACTAAAGAATACACCATTTAGCTTACAACTCTGACCTAATTTCTTTATATTTTTTCAATATACCACTTATTCCATCATGTACAACCATATTTCCGTTACTTGGGTACATGATATTTAATGGTTCATCCATGAATCCTATAAAACCGCCGTGTGCTGCTCGATATATTGGATTACTGCTAAACGTTCCACCAAAAGGTGATGCTAAGTTTACAGGAGTAAACGCAGATCTAAGATAATCCATATAATTTGTAGCAGCTGGTAATCGTGTAATGCCACTCACGGGAAGAGACGATACAAATTGTGAGCCCGCACCACGTGCGTCTCCAGTAAACCCTGATAAAATTTTTTCTTCCTCTTCTTTTTTTTCTAAAGGCTCTCCTGAAGGTAATAAAGGAGGGGCAGTCGTTTGTTGTCTTGGACCATCTCCGCCACCCATTCGTCTTTCAAGAGAACCTACACCTCCTGTTAGTGCTCCAAATTGATCTTGTCTTGCAAACAACGGATCAACTGTAAACGTTGTGGTCTTAGGATCTAAAAAGAAACTTCCAATAGCAGACATGGGGCCAGGCAACATATCCCCAAACTCGCCGACACTTCCTATTCTTTGTTTAGTGTCTGCATCTCGTAAAACACTAAGTCCACCTTCGTCTTGAAGAACGTAATCTGTGGGGTCTGGATCTTCTCCAAAGATATTAGGATTTTGATCTAACACTCTATTGATCGTAACTCTTTCCTGTAGAGCTGACGGAGTTGTGGTTGTGTCTTTTCTCGTTCGAGCTCCTGATGCTATTAGTGCCTCCTGAGCTTCTTTAGCCAATCTTTGTTTGTTTAATCTTTCAAGTTCTTCACGAGCCTCTGCAGCTTCTTTAGCCAATCTTTGTTCATTTAATCTTTTAAGCTCCTCACGAGCTTGTTCTGCCTCTCTTGCTGCTGCTAATTCTTTAAGTCTTTCACGAGCTTCTGCAGCCTCTCTTGCTTGTGCTAATTCTTTAAGTCTTTCACGAGCTTCTGCAGCCTCTTTTGCTTGTGCTAATTCTTTAAGTCTTTCACGAGCTTCTGCAGCTTCTCTTGCTAATCTTTGCTCCTCTATTTGTCTTTGCATTGCAGCGCGTTGTTGCTGTAATCTCTCTTGATAGTTTCTCCCTCCGCCTCTGAAACCGCCACCTCCGCTGCCTCCGCCTGCTCCCCCTCTTTGACCTTGAGGACCTGGAGACTGTCCGCCGACTCCAGCTTTTCCACCGTGACTACCTGTGTGACCTGGCATTATAGTCCTCCATTAGGCTTCATGACGTTAGCCGTTATTTTATCCATGTTTGATGTAATCTTTTCTGCTTTGTCCATAACTTTGTTTACAGAATCTTTTTCTAATTTTTCTGTTGCGATCGCAGATCGAAGGGCGATGGCATCTTTTTGTTGGTCAATCTTCGCACGATCAGTTGCTTTTTTATCACGCGCCTTTTTCTTTTCAAAGCCCAGTCTCTCACTTGCCTCTTCTGCTTTTCTCATCATGTCTTGTTGTTTAACCTCTAACTCTTCGCGTTTAAAATCAAGCAGTGGATCAGCACCAGAGTTTTTCAACAGGTCTTCGTACTCTGCCACAAACTCTGCAATCAGATCTGACTCACGTTCAGCGACTCGTGCTTGCATTTCTATCATCATTTGTTGTTGCATCATTTGTTGTTGTTCCGGAGGCATTGTCTGCATTTGTTTCTGCACCTCTGCTTGTATCTCCTCTTGTGCTTTAAGTGATATGTGTTGCATAATGTGCGCTTGTAAGTTTGCCATAACCACTGGACTCGCTTTTACCACACTACTGTTCATCATAGCAAAGTGTGCTTCAATGTGCGCATCATGGTTTTGACCTTGAAATGCTTGTGCTGGCATGCCGGCAAGAATCTCTGCGTTTTCTGTAGCAGGATCTTTTGGCTGTGGTTGAGGCGGTTGCATTAAAATAGCATCAATATTTTGCACGCCCATAGCTTCGTACATTCTTCGATACGCTTCATAAATATTATGCATTTGTGGAGCCGCTTGTGCCAACTGTAATTGTTGTTGAGCCAGTGTCACTCGTTGTGTGACAGAAAATATGTTTGGATCAGATACAGGTATCACATCAATACGTGCGTCAAAGTCTTGTGCTTTGATCGCTTGATTGCCACCAACAATTTGATACGGATAGACTGGTGGTAAACTTTCTGCAAAAAGTTTTGCAAGTAACTTAAATTCTTTGCCTTGTGCAGCGTGCATTCTTTTGTGAATAGCAGACATGACTTTCATGCCGCGCTCTAGTAACGCCATGGTTGTGCCCACAGGGTTGACTTCGTTGCCCTCACCAAGTTTCATATCAGCTACGGCTGCAAAAGATTTACCGCTGTCAATTACAAAACCAAGTAAGTTAAATAGTGTGCCTGATGGTTCTTTGTATGGCAGTGTCATCAAAGATGCACGAAGATCACCGGCTGGTGCATCTACATCTCTGAACTCGCCCGGTACTAACGGCTGATCATCATCCCGTATCCTAAGCCCTCTAGCTTTGAAACCTGCGGGTAAATTGACGAGGGTGCCAGCGTCGATAAGCTGTCGTAGTACAGAGGTTGCGGTTTTTGTGAGACCACCGAGCATATGGATAAGACCAAAACCATAAAAACCAAGACCTGGAAGAAACTTATAATGTACGAAATATTGTTTTTTAATTTTAAGTGGATCAGTCTCATTCCAGTTTCTTCTTATTGATAATATTTGATTAGAACCTTCTTCTATAGTTACAATATACGGTAAACGAATGCCAGTCTCTTCGCCTGCCTCATTGGCATCTTCGTATCCCGGCAAGTCTAAATCTACGTGCATCTCAAGTAGTGTGTATACATCGTCTTTGGTGTATGTTTTTTGTTTGCCGTCTAGCTCGTCAATTTTATCTTGCACTTCGCTTGGGTCACCTTCAGATGGTTCGCCCACAGGAATATCACGATAGAAACCTGACACCTGAAACTTTCGAAGATCGTTCGACATCATTTTAACAACGTGTGTGATTCTAGAGCACGTATGCAAATCAGTGGCTTCGTAAGGCACTACTAAATCTTCAGAGGACACAAACTTAGAAACAGGTCTGCCTAAAGTGTTGTCAAAATATATTTTACGGAACGCCGAACCAGATAGGGGGAGGTGAAAAAGCATTTGATCTAGTTCGGGTTCGTATTCCTCCATGACGTGGGTAAGTTGGAAATTCATAAACTCTTTTACACGTTGTGATTGTTGTTCTACTTGCGGGTTGATAGCACCCATGATTTGTGTTTTCACAGGACCGCCTGCAGGAAATAATTCTTTATAAGATTGTGCTTGAAACTGTGTAACTGATTCTGCGAGCAATGGATGAGATACACCAGATGCACCAGGAAAAGGATTTGTTCGATCTTCATACTGCATGCCTAAAAGTTCTAGTCCCTCTGCATAAGTTGATGACCAATCACTTCTTGATTCTTTGTCACCGTCATACGCATCGGACAGTTCTCTTGCAATCATCTCAAGATCACCATCGCTCATGTTGTCAGCTAAGTTTTCGTTGTGTCCGCCCATCATTGGTTGAGGCGCACCGAAGTTTATTGTTGCGCCGCCATCAGCATCAAGTTGCGGATCACCTTCCATAATATCTACTTCTTGTGCTCTGATGTCGAACTTCATTTGTTCTTTGAGCGGCATGTCTCTGTCAATAGCCATGCTATGTTACCATTGTTTGCATTATGCCTTCAGGTCGTCTTTGTCGTTGTTGTAGTTGCGAAAGCATATCTTTAAATTCCTCAAATGTTCCGTCAAACGCTCCTCGTTCTACCGCTGCGTCATACATTGAATATATGTCGGAGTCAGGCAGTTCTGATATGCTACCTTTTTCTAAAGCCTCTCTTATCATTTCAAAAGGATCTGTTTCCATTCTTCCTTCTGGATCGTCAATGAATGGAGGTGATTTGTAATCGTCTTCATCATCTGCGCTAGCCACCATTGAACCAAGACCTCTTTTAGAATCTTTAACAGCAAGTTCGCCTCTAAACATTTTTTCTGCTGCGTCGTCTAATTCTTCGTCAGTGGCATTAGGGTTTGCTTGTTTTAACGCGTCTCTAAAATATTGTATCATGTCCCCAGTTCCAAGTTGAGGTATTTGTAGTGGTTGCACACTTCGCCCTTTTTGAAAACCAATACGGCCGCCCAAAGCTTTCGAAGTTCTAAAACCCATCATAGATAATTCTTGATCTATTTCTATTATTTTGTCTTCGTCTTTTTTGTCCACGGCTTCTTGTCTTAAATCAAGAAGTTGTGTGACTCTATTCTTACTCATACCCACTGTACGACCTTCTCTTGTTCCTGATTCAAAACCGATACGACCGCCATCTGCACGACCCATTATATTAAATTTTTCTCTCATTGCGGCGTCCGACGCTATACCTTCGTTTATACTGCGATTAAGAGGCCTGCCCTCTAAATCAATTAAACCAGATAAGTATCTATTTACAAATTTACTAACATCTTCTGACGACAGTCTTGGATACAAATTTTCAATTACGTCTCTAAGTTTTCCTTTATTTGTTATTCCCTCCACAAGCAATGACTCAGACACAAACGGACTGGCACCGCCAAACAATTTCATAATTTCTTGTTTCATGTCGGTCATGTTGCTTTACCTTTTTTGACGCCTTTTACCTTGCCTTTGTTAATGCTAGCATAGAATACAGTCTTTCCCTTCTTTTTACCATAAGTTTTTTTCAT